GGGTATTAAGCAGACTCATGTGTACTGAAATGTGAGCATCGTGGTTTTGTTCAGGAAAAGCTTGCGCAGGTTGGCCTAATAACAAAGAATTGTTTTCCATACCAGCCTCAATTGGTAAAGGTTCATTAGATGGTGGTGGCATAAGTAGCTGATCAGGGTTTTCTACACCTATAGCTGCATACATACGACGGTATGATTCATAAATACCATTTGGTCCATGGATTTGTGGGTTAGAATTTACTAATTGCATCATTTCTTGGGCCATAGCTATTCTTTGAGCAGTAGAAAAAATATCAGGGTTAGAAACAGGGATGATATCTACCCTAGTATTAAAGTCAGCCGCCCCAACTTCTTGATTACCGTCTGGTGTCATATAAGGAAACTCATTTGGTAAGTATTCTTGGAACACATTAGATAATATTTTGAACTCTTTTCTTTGAGCATTATGTAGTCTTTTATGTATGGCTGATAAAACTTTAGTAGATCGCTCTAATAAAGCCATTGTGGTACCTACTGGTGCTTGTGGATTACCCTGTCCTGTATTTATTTCTGCTATAGAAGCAAAAGTTTTACCTGAATCTACTAATATTCCAAGTAAATTCAACAAAGTACTACTCGGTTCTTTGAAAGGTAAGGGTTGAATGGACTCTCTGAGAGAACCACCAGGGGCATCCACATCTCTGAACTCTCCAGGCTGTAAGGGTGTATCTTCATCCCTTATCCTAATACCTCTTGTCTTAAACCCAGCAGGCAGGTTTGCAAGGGTACCTGCATCAATCAATTGCCTCATTATGGACGTGGATGCCTTTGAAAGTCCACCGATCATATGTGTTAGGCCAAAACCATAAAAGCCTAGCCCAGGCAAAAATTTAAAATGTACAAAATACTCTACTTTGTTTTTTAAAGGGTCATTTTCTTTGAAGTTTCTTCTAATTGAAAGGACTTGATTAGAATTAGAATCTATTGTGACTATGTAAGGTAACTTTATGCCTGTAGGTCCATTTTCATCTATATCTTCGAAACCAGCTAAATCTAAATTAGTGTGTATTTCGTATAGTATGGCGACTTCACTATCATCATAGCTTGATTGCATACCTGTGAGTTCTTCTATTTCTTCGTTAACAGTATTAGCTTGTTCAGCATCATCGCCTAGTTCTACTTTTATGTCTCTATAGAAACCTGAGTTTTGTAATTTTTTTACTTCGTTTTCTGAAAGTTTAACTATGTTGGTTATCCTGTTACATGATTCTAAATCGGTTGTATAGTAAGGCACTAACAAATCTTCAGGCGCAACAAATTTAGATACCGCTCTGCCGAGTGATTCATCGTAATATATTTTTTTAAATGCTGAACCAGCTAATGGTAGATAAAATAACAGTTGATCTAGTTCTTGATCGTATTCTTCCATTTTATGAACTATTTGGTAATTCATAAATTCTTTGACTCTTTGTGCTTGCAGTTCTGCATTAGAGTCGTAATTACCTAAGACTTGTGTTTTGACAGGACCACCTGCAGGCAATAATTCTTTGTAGGCTTGTGCTTGAAAAGTAGTAACAGCTTCACCTAGTAAAGGATGTATGACACCTGAGGCACCTTCAAACGGTTCACTACGATCTTCGTCGAACTTCATGCCCAGGTATTTCAGACCATCCTTGTAAGTTTTTTCCCAATCTTCTCTAGAAGATCTATCGGCATCAATACCAGCCACCAAGTCTTTTGCTATTTTGTTTAACTCAGTTTCTGATAAGAACTCTGCTAAATTATCGTCGAAGCCTGATTCAAGCGTCTCGACCATATCTTCTTCTAAAACTGCACTACCGTCCTCCATCATGACAAAACCCTCTTCGTCAGGAGATTGCACTAATTCAACATTTTCTAAAAATTCTTGCTCTTCGGGTGTGCTTGCCACTATAGGGGTGCCGTCTTGTCTTTCGATTGCCATTAATGTATTTCTTTTTCCTCGTAGCCAGTTATATCCATGTAAGGAAACATCTCGCCAACTAATTTCAATTTTAGTTCTTTTGCTTGTATATTAGCAACCTCTAATGACCGAGCCATAATTAATGGACCATCTTTGATTTTGCCATCTACTTCATATTCAGTCATGTAAAAATTTAACATATTAATAATATACTCTCTTTATTGGCGCTTTGTCTTCATCATCGTAGTCAGTACCAAGTGAAACCAAACCCCCCTCACGAAAACGCATCAAAGCTTGGGTCATTGTATCACACAGATCATCATGTGCCGAAAAAGGAAATGAGGCACACTCTTCAATCATGTCATCAGCAAAACCTTTTTTTGGTGCCCAGACTAAGCCTGATTCAAAGATCGGCGCTACTGCATGCATACGTGAATGTTTATCGTGTCCTCTAGAGGGTGAATAGTTCACAACAGGAATACCCAACCGACGTAACTCATGTGTTAGGGGTGTGCCTGAAGCTTTCGCTTCGATCAGAACCATATCAGGATCCCAGTATTTATATTCATCCATAGCTATTTTTTTAAGATCGGGAAAGTCCCAACGCCCTTTTTGACAATCAAGTAAAATAATAGAATCGGGCGCACCATCAGTAGGCCGAAACACACCCCAAGTAGATATGGCGCTGAAGTCGGCTGTTTGTTTTTTACTGTAAGCCGTATCATAAGATTGTATTATATACTGAACCGCAGGCAGACTATCGTGTTCCCATTCATTCCACCACTCTCGTTTGATAATAGAACCCTCTTCAGCGGTAGGGGTCTGCATCCATTGAGCGTTCCATTTGATATTAGGTAAAGAGGCCTTAACTTTTTGTAGTTCATCTAACGGCCAAAACTCAGGCCATAAAGGTTTTTCTGTATCAGGAAAAATAGCAGGAAACTCGATCACCTCCCATTGGTCGGCGAGCGGTTCTTTTTGGGCATCTAATAATCTTTGAGTTAAATCTATTTGACTCCATCTAGTCATGACTAACACAATAGCCCCTTTTGGTTGCAAACGTTGTCGAGGTCCAGAAGTATACCATTCCCAAGCACCTTCCATAGCAGTCATACTTAAGGCATCTTGTTCGGAATGTGGATCATCAATAATTAGTAAGTCCGCACCACGTCCTGTAATAGCTCCGCCTACACCAGCAGCAAAATACTCGCCCCCTTTATTGGTTTCCCATCGGCCAGCGGATTTTGAATCAGCGGATAGAGTTACATCAGGAAAGATACCTGCATATTCTTCAGTATCCATTAAGTTTCTGACTTTACGGCCAAATCTGACAGCTAGCTCGCCTGTATGGGTGGTCTGCATAATCTTCTTATTAGGAAAGCGGCCCATAACCCAAGCAGGGAAGTAAGTAGAGGCAAACTCAGACTTGGTATGTCTAGGTGGCATATTAACGATCAAACGGTTGATCTTGCCTGTCGCAATATCTTCCAGCTTTTGGGCAAATATTTTATGATGTCGGCCACAGATGAACTCAGGCCAGATGTGCTCAATAAAATCCATAAAACCTTCTTGACAGGTTTCTTGTTTTTTAAGCAACTCTAGTCGTTCTTTTAGTAGCAGCGCCTCTCTAAGCTCGGCATCTGATAAGCTTTGTAATGTCATAAATTATCTAATAAAGATTGTATTCTTGCAGGCCCTCCATCTTTGAAAGCATCAATTGTTTTACCTTTAGCTAATGCTTCTCGGACAGCGTCTAAATTAATTTGCATGTTATCTAAATCAACCTCGACGTTTTCATAATCATTAATTTTTGGATTGAAAATAGACAAAGTTTCTTTGTCGCCATCGGTTTTGTAAACACTACCAAAAGGCAAATCTAACTCTTTTGATATTTTCATCATCTCTTTAAAAATATCGTCGTAATAATTAAATACCCCTAGCTTACCAGCATCACCACCCTGTATTTCGCCAGAGCTATAAATTCTGTCCAAAGGTATTTCTAAAACTTTTTTATCCGTATTTTGTGCAGTTTCATTGATGATAGACCTTATAGGCAGTTTATGTGTTTGGCTGGTATTTTTCTTAGCGTAAGGATCTTTTTTGTACACCAACTTACTATCATCAAAACTGACATTTTTAATAGCATCCTCTACACTATCTAAATCCATTTTTTTCAAAATACCAAATCTATCGACTGGCAGCTTTGTATTACCATAATATTTTGGATCTAACACAAAAGTTTCATCTTCTGTTTGTCTTAAAACATCGCTATCATAAAATAAGTTTCTTTGAGATATACGGTTTTGTCCTGGGGCTAAATCACTATAATCGGCGACAAATCTAGGATTAACAGCACCTTGAAAAAAACCCTCATTAAATAAAACTTCATTCTCTCTTTTCAGTAGGGCTTTAAGTTGTTCAGTAATTTTGTCACGTTTGCCTAAATCTTTGACTACCTTTTCAACCTTAGGATCAAAAGGCTTGTTGCCTATTACTTTTTTTTCTGCCTCAGTCAGTCTGCTTTTTGGTAAAGCACTATCACCTGACTTAACTATATTACCTGTGGCATCTAACTGGTAATCTTCAAATAGTAAATTGAAAGTTTCGTCTTTATTAATATCTTTTATATTTTTGTTAGTTTCTTCACCTATTGCTTTGAGTTCTTTTAACTTTTCTTGTATTTCTTCGTTTATTTTTATTTCGGGTTTTTCAAAAGGATTATTAGAAAAAGGATTTTTTTTATACTGTTCTGAAAGAGCTCTTCTTTCCTTTTGCGCTTTGCCTAGTTCTTCGACATAATCACTTTGAATCCTATTGATTCTTATAACACTCGGATCATTAGGATCTGCAACAATAGAGTCAAAAGCAATAGTATTGTCATTGACTTTATAATCTGGTGGACTAGCTTCGAATAAATCGTAAGTATGCTCGAAACTATTTTTACTACCGTCTACTCCTTTCACGCCGTACAGTCTTCTTTTTGCACCCCCTACAGTATCGAGGCCAGCAGATCTGCCAATTGGTCTATCATTTGGACCTAGTGTACGGACATTAATGGCCTCAGGCATTTTATTGGTCATGTAAAGATCCAAGCCACCTGGAGTAGCTATATCCTTACCTTCCGTAAAAGCAGAAAAGAAACTGCGAACTTCTGGAGTCAAAACAATTCTATCACCACTAAACTTACCTGGTTTGACATCCTCAATTACATTCAACATTCTGAGTTCACCCACTTTATCAGGATTGGCTTTAACCAATCTAGTGACAAGCTTTCTTAATGACTGGGGCTTATCAGATTTCATTTCCCGCAAAGTTTTTAGGTTGGGTGAGGAAAGACCTATACTTACACCTTCTAACTTAGTGCCTGGATACTCATTTGGCTTTATTTTCACTAAATCTGTAGGAGGTCCACCAGCTGGCATGTCAGGATCTGTTTTAGCGACTCGACCTAAGCTTTTACCTACTTTACCTGCTGCCTCAGCGATTGGTCCGATAACTGGTAATAAGGAAGCACCAGCTAAACCTGATAGAGCAAAATTACCAAGACCACCTAAAATATCACCTTGCTCAAATCTTTCATCTGCTCTAGTTTTAAATTCACCAACTTCGAAGGCTGCAATAGCATCTCCTAGACCAGGTGTTAATAAAATAGTGATTTGATCTAAAGCTGGTAATTCTTCAAAAACACGATAAGCTGCTCGATTCTCACCTGCTGAAGTTAAGGATTTTATTTCAGATATTTTCTCATCAAAAAATTGTTTCTTTTCTGCTTTTCTATCTAAAAGTTGTTTGTAGGCTGGACTTTTTTCAGCTAATTTTTGTCTAGTTTCAGCTAAACGTTCTTTGGTAGTTTTTCTGGGAGTAGCCATTCATATTGCTCTTAATCTACACGTAAGCTAGTTGGCACTTTCAAAGCGCCTGGACCAAGCCCAGCTCCGCCCGCTAAACTTCTAAGTCTTGCTAATTTACGTTTTTGCATATCGGACATACCTCCATCAAAACCAATTTTTTTCTTCAATATTTCTCTGTCCTGGTTTGATATAGTGCGACCACTTTCTCCTAAAATTTCTTGGACGGCTGAATCGAAATATTGCTGTTGGACTGGAGATAGGGATGCTTTTAATTCTCTTATAGCCATTAAAGTATTTTGATAATTCATCATATCAGCGTCACTACTGCTTGGCATATCTATTCCTGGTATAGGATTAGCTACAACTTCCATACCATTAGCAAAACCCATAGCTTTAACAGCTTTTCGACCACCAGGCCCAGAGGCGGCTAGAGCTGCTAAGCCCTTGTTAGGGTATTCTTTGTTCATTTCTTCTGCATCCATATCACCACCATCTTTCATACCGACCACTGTTTTTGGCATTTGTCCTGAGGACATAAAATTAGGCATACCCATAATGCCACCCATCATAGGTTTTGGCGGTAGAGGTGCTATATCAGTCGGTAGTAAACTAGCGTTACCCCTTGACATTTGTGGGGCAGCTCCTACTTGAGGAGGTTGTTTGGGTAGAGTCCCAAATTGAGGCATGATATCAAGGCTAGCTCCTGCTTGAGGAATAGGTAGATCGTTAACATCACGATCGTAAGATGCTGGACTCATAAGACTCATAATGCCTTGTCTTCTACCAAAAAGTGGCATATTGAATTTACCACCCATAAAAGGCATAAGCATGTTACGACGATTACGATTTTTAAGCATTAAATTTCTAAGGAAACCGCCTCTGCCTCTGATAGGGGGTGCCATAGCAGCTTGACGTTTCCTAATATTTTTAAGCAGATTTTTAAAAAACATTAGATGTTAATACCTAGATCGTTATTTTCTGAAAATAATTGTTCAGCAAATTCTAACTGCTCCATAGTAATACCTAGATCCGCTAGCATTTGCATAATTTCTTCTTCAGTAGCACCTTGCTCTAACAATTGTTGAATAACCGCTTTGATCTCCATAAGAGATTGTTTAGCCATCTGTTTTTCTTCTGCTGATAAATTATCTATCTCTGCTTGTATTTGATCAGGTGCCGTCATGCCTGAGAGTTCCTGATTCATCATTTGAGGTTCCATAATCGAATAGTATACGGATAAGAATCATTTTGCAAGGGCAGGCTACTGCAGTTGTGGAGAAGAGCTAAAATTTTATAATAGCTGACAACAGTAGCCCAACCTATAAAAATATAACATATCTACCCCCCCTGTATGGGACCCTTTGTAAAAAAAATGGTTTTTGTATGTGAGAAACCTTGTGTAAAGTATTGTGTATATACCCGCAGGGCAAAAATGGGTGTCACCCCTAAAAAAAACCCGTTTGCCTTCCCGACAAAACTGGACAATAGAGTCCCAGTAACGACAAAAGGACAGCCGAAGCTGTCCCTCAAGGAGTAACCCTTTAGTCGTCTATTTAGTTTTCACCTCTCGCCTCCCGTTGTTTTCTTATTACCTCAAACTCTTTATCGTAAGCGATCATATCTTTTATTCGTTGTGTAACAACATCATCATTACAACTGTCACAACATCTGCCCTCTTGAGCAAGTGGATCAGGGTTGTGACCATAACCTTTAAAGTGAATACCGCAAAGGACACAATCATGTTCTTCCATTATGTAGACCTCCACATTCTTAACTGTAAATGGTTTTCATCATTACCAACTTCAATAAGCTGGCAAGTGACTGAAACATCTAAATGTGAATACCAGCTAATTCGTCTAGCCACATCATAGAATATATTCCTCTCAGTTTCATTTTGCAAAACCATACTTTCACCTACATCCATACTAAGTAAAATATGCTCAGCCATTTCTTTAGTAAACCTACTTCGTAATGTAGCAGGGCTACCTATCCTGACATCTCTTTTGATACCAGTAGTAACTTCAACTCCACATATCTCACGAGTTTTAGATTCTGTCTTATCTGCCTTTTTTTTCATATCCTCAGATAAGATTTTCCAAGCCTGTTCAATCTTATTCATCAAACCCACCTCTTAACAAGTGCATGACATTATTGATGTCGGTATTACCTAGAACTTGTCTAGTATCTTCTACATGCAAGTCACTATTTCTAACAACTTGTATCCCATTCACAACTAAGTCTCGTAACTCAGTCTCAGCACCAACTAACAATTGGTTGCCTGAATCGTCTGTAATTATAAATTTGTATTTCATAATCTCGTTCTCCTTATCTATTAGTTTACACAAAGTAAATAATAATACAAGAGGTAAACAAAAAAAACACCACTTATTTTTTACCACTCGACCCAGACGCTTTGGGAAAACGATACATGACAAATACATCTTGCGTCTGGGCTTTGTGTGTTCTTATTGTGTTATGATCAGCCAACCAAGCCAAGCATAAACAAATAAATATTATAAACCACTCAAACATAATTAAGTGTTCGCAATAAACTGCAGTTCTTTTGACTTCTTAGGCAGAACTGCTTTCTTAATACATTCACCATCAACATAAAAGCGGTACTCCCTGCTACCGTCTTCTAGTTCTCTGTGGGTAGTGGCATGTTCAACAAATTTATGCGAGTTGCTGGAGCTTGTGCCAACTCTAACTTCTACCTTACCGTCTTTTTTAACTCCGTAAGATTTAGGGCTTTTATATATACAAGCCTGTACTATATTCCATATTGGGTACTGCTTCATTAAAACATCCCCCTGCGGTTTAGTTCGGCCTTAGCCGCTTTTATATCTTCAGGATTAGTTGCTCCTAAAAAGTAACTATTGAGGCTATTCGGCTGGTCAAAGTTTTTTAACCAAGTTTTTAATTCTTGCGTAGTTAAGGTTTTAAACCATTCTTTCATTTAATCTCCTTTTATAGTGTCCCTTTAGTATACCACATGTAAACAGTAATGTCAACTATCGGAATAGGAACGACTAGTCCAGAGAAACTCCTGGCTGCGTCCAGATCCTGGATGTGATTACTATTGTGTAGTACTTGCCTCGTAGAGCGATCAGGATCACTAATAGCGATCCCGACCTACTCCCGACTTAGTCAAGTAAAACCATATAGGCTTCAGGCTCATATTCTAGAAACCAATCAATACCTTTGCGAACTAAATCGTAATCTTCAGTATATTCGGCTCCTTTAATTACATCATAAACAGCAAGAGCATCTGCTTCTAGCTTATAACTTTCACCACTATATGGGTTAGTTACTTCAACTGGGTCAGTTTTACTAACTGCTACTTGAAACGGTAATTGTCTTTCTGACATATCATCTCCTTATTTAAGTGTATGTAATTACTTTACCACAAGTAAACAACAAGTCAACTTATGTGATAGATCTTCTTCTGAGAGATCTATCACGCAACTCCTGGCTGCGTCTGGCCTGGAAGACTGTATTGTGTTGTGTGTGTTATACTGACCTGTAAGGCATTTAGTCAATAACCCGACGACCCGACCCGACACCCGACTGATTTTTGTTTGAGAGAGCGACTGAGAGAGCGAGGGTATGCAGTTCAACCCCTACTCTACCCCCAAATAACTCTATTTTTTATGTATAAACTGTTTACATCATGTACTACTTATGCTTAAATAGTATTTGTGTTTATGTATGGTATGCACAAAAGTGGTAAGCATTTAAATCTATACCAGTTTCTTAGCTTCTGCTAGGATATGAACAAAGCCGTACATATTCACATTAACTATAAGGAGAATTATTATGGCTAGAAAACTAACCATTAACGAAAGAGATATACTCGTTGATAGAGCATACAACGAGATTAGGACTGAGAGCATATCTAAGCTTGAATCCGAAACGAAGAATAACCCTCAT